ACAAGACTCTCACAAACAAGCCCGAATATCAGCTACAGGCATACCTAGTTTCTCATGTATACGCAGAATAATATCTGCTGAAGGTTCGAGTTTCCCGTTACGAATACGAGAGATAACAGGGGGAGCGACTTCTAAAGCGCGGCTAATAGCTGCATCGTTCTTCAGGTCGTATTTTTCTTTTAGAGTGTCCAACAGTTTCACTTAGTTCTCCTTAAAAGGGTGAGGTACTCGCCAGCCAGATCACAGACCAATGTTAATCAAAGTGCCAGCTTTCCCTCGTTGAATATCAGAAAGGCACATCAGATAGATCATCATCTACAAACTTCTCTTGCTTCTTAGCATGAGGATTTTCCTTAGCTTTAGGCTTGATACTCAGGCTAAAAAACTTCTTGCCGTCTTTCTTAGACTCTTTAACCCATCCAGATAGCCAGAACTCTTTGCCAGATACGTTTAGGCTTCCAGAGTAGTCAGGGTGGTTTTCCTCTTTCTTGTTCTCGTTACGATACAAAGTGCCGCGATTAGTGTTGTCATATTCCATATTATTTCACCGATGCTTTTTTCAATGCGCTGCGTTGTTTAGAATCAAACCGTGACCAGAGAGCAGTTTTAAAGTCTGCGTCTAGTTGTTGGTCGTTAATATATTGAACTGCTCCGTCAATGTCTCCTTTCTCTATCATCCAACGTACTTCTACTGCAATGTTTTCTACAAACTCCTGATCGTCTTGAGTCATGGAATCATAAACGTCCACTGTGACTGCTTTAGCAGACTTAGGAGCGTCTTTTCCGATAGTGGCATCCACTGCATCGTGCTCGGTTATTTCGAGCGCATTGAGCATCAGGTAGCGTCTGAGATAGGTATGCTGGCTTCCTAGAGCCTGTATAGCTGGAGACTTACCGCTTTCAATAGTGACCCTTGATACGGCTTCAGCGGTAGGGCTACGGAAATGAATTGAACCGCCTGTCTCAAAGTCGACGATCCGTAAGACTGCTTCGTCGCCGTTAATTGAGAATACAGAACACAGCCCTAGTTCTGCAAAGATGGTGTTTACAGATGGCAAGAAATCAGCAAGCTCAAAGTATTTAAAGTCTGCAAATTTATTGTGACCAGACTTCTTTAACGACATAGCCTGTAGCTTAACTCTGGCATCTTGAAGTTTCTTATAAACGAGCCATTGCTGCTGCTCATGTTCAGCCTGTTGCTGGTAATTAGAGTCCATATTTACTATCCTTCGCGTTATTTGAATTTTTTATACTGCACAATATTGTTAGGTTGTGGCTTCTCAGTAACTTGTACCGTTGAAGCCTTCTTCTGCTCTTTCTTAAACTTAGCAAAAGTCTTGCGTATATCCGTTCGATGTGAAGGAACATAGTCTGCTTTGTAGAGAATGTTTTTTTCGTCTTTCATATTGAGCAACCAATGATGTATAGAAACAACATCATTAAACCACAGATTATTGGATGTCTGGAAAACCAGTCGTTAGTGTTAAGCAAAGTTTTCATTGTTCTCGATGATATTGGCTAGTTCGTGAATTTCTCTCGGTGGGATCAAGAGGGCTTCGTAGGCGATAGTCAGGATTTCCTCTTCTTCCTCGGTCTTATCCTGTTTCTGCTCCAAATTATGAGCCAGCAAACGGATTGTGTAGACCAGTTCGGCGACTTCCCAATTGTGCATTTTAGTAATCACGACGAGCCTCCCACTTATAAGTTTTCATGTCCTGCTCATAGTCCCAGAGTTCTTCAGGAGTCGGAGCATCGTTTACATGCTTAGAGTATGCTCCTGCGTATTCAATCATCTTGCCAACAATTCTAGCGATTGAAGCATTTAACAAAGGCGGCTGATTACGATACTCTGCGTAGCTAACAAGAAAGTCGCAGATAAATTCTCTAAGATCGCCTTCAGTAAACTCATGGATAAAGTCATCTGGACGCTTATCCAAAATCATTTGCAAACACTCTTGCTCAAATTCGTGACGTTTCATATTATTCTCCTAGTGATCCGCGTGTTGCGGTAAAAGAACGATACCACAGTCAATATTTTTGTGTAAAAAAAACTTTTTTATAGATAACTTACAAATGATTAAAAGAAGCTATAAGCCTAAGATTGGTAGCAAAAGAGCAAGACTTTATGACTATGTATTGAAACATCCCGGCTTAACCGTAATGCAGCTACACAAGGCACTGCGCCAGTACGACGATCAATTTATGGTTACGCGAGAGCTAAATATCTTGATTGGATTTGAAGTCGTTAGGGAGGAGGATGGTAGATATTACGAAAATATTAAGACAGAAGAGCCTGAAGTTGTTACAGAAGTTGTAATACGTCAGCCTATGATATTTAAGCCACTGAATACATTTTTACCAACAGTAAGCCCTAGAGGACAGCCAATTGAACGAAGAAGTTTTAAAACTTGCAACTCAAAAATCAAAGTCCAAAACCCCAACAATATATAATTTCACCAAGAAAGTATGTCCTAGTTGCAAGAGAACTCGATCTATCGTGCAGTTTCAAGATGGCGATTTATGTAGGATTTGCACACTGAGGAAAAAATAGTTTATATTTGCCGCAAAGGTCTAGGGTAGCTCCCGAAAAGACGATTCGTTACCGTCCTGACCTTGATTCTTTCAGTAACGTCAGCCAATAACGTGAGGCGCTATGCACTACTACCAGCACCATATCGGTGACTTTATCAAGGCCACCGCCCGTCTTTCAGACTCGCAGACCATGACTTATCTGCGGATGCTCTGGATGTACTACGACACCGAAAAGCCTTTTTCTAATGATCCTGAAGCATTGGCATTCTTGCTTGGGGCTAATGTTCAAGAGGTCATTCTTATCTTAAATTCATTTTTTAAACTCATAGAAAATGAATGGCGACATACTCGTTGCGATGACGAAATTGCAAAGTTTCATCTGAAATCAGATCGTGCTAAGACAGCCAATAAGATCCGATGGGGATCCAAAATGGATGAGAAATCAGATCCAGATAAGATCGCAACCAATAACCATAAACCAATAACCAATATAGATATAACCCCCAAACCCCCAAAGGGGGCTATCAGCCTTGAGCAATATCTTTCGCAATGCAGGGACGATAGCAAAAAGCCTATACCTGAAGATAGTCCAGTTTTTAATTACGCCAAAGAAATAGGTTTGCCTCATGATTTTTTGAAGCTACAGTGGCTTGAGTTCAAAGACCGATACACAGCGCCGGGCGCAAAAAAATATAAAGCATGGCCTACTGTGTTTGCGAAATCAGTTCGAGATAATTGGTTCCGTCTTTGGATGCTTAAAGACGATCAATACGTTTTGACAACTACTGGCCTACAAGCACAAAAACTTCATAAGGTGGCTGCATGAACATTCACGACTTGCCTCAAGTTTTCTCAATGCAAGCAGAACAAGCAATTCTTGGCGCGTTGATGAATTACAACGACGCTTTAGACAAAGTTTCTGATTTGAAAGATGAGCATTTTTATAACGCTGATAACCGGAAAATTTACGCTGAGATAGTTGCTCAGGTAAGTTCTGGAAAACGATGTGACGTTATAAGCCTCTCAGACGCGCTACAAGGCGAAAACAATGATTGGTTGATGTACATACACCAACTGAGTCAATCGCAGCCTACAGCGGCATCTATTCGCGTCCATGCGGATTTGGTAATTGATTACGCAAAAAGAAGAAATTTAGTTGCTGCTTGCCGAGAGATTGAATCTTTAGCTGGAACTGCTCCTGCTTTGGAGTTGGCTGACACATTGGCAACAAAGTTAGACCAGATTTCTGTTTCATCGAATCAAGAGCCATTAGGATTTTCTGAGTCATTAGATAGTTATGTGCAATTGTTACAGGATCGTATGGATGGGAAGATAAGACCTATCAGCACTGGTTTTGTTGACTTGGATAAACGGTTAGATGGTGGGATAGAGAGAGGAACTTTGACGGTATTGGCTGCTCGTCCTGCTATGGGAAAGACTGCTTTCGGGTTGGCATTGGCAAGAAACGTAGCGGAGTGGGGTAGTGCTGGATTCTTGTCGATGGAGATGCCTAAAGCACAGATAAACGACAGAAATATTGCTGCATTGGGTCGAGTTCCTATTTCGTGGTTGCGTAAACCTGACGATGAAGAAGATAAGTGGAACAGGGTAACGGCTGCATTTGAGAAGGCTCAGAAGTTAAAACTATGGATTGATGACCAGACTTCATTGAATCTTCTGGCTATCAGGTCGAAGGCTCGATATATCAAGCGTCGCGCAGGATTGGATTTGCTTGTTATCGATCAGCTATCTTTTATTACTGGAAGCAAAGCAGAGAACAAGGCTTACGAGCTAGGTGATTACACTCGCGGCTTACTTGCACTTGCGAAAGAGTTAGATTGTGCTATTGTTCTTTTAGCGCAATTAAATAGGGAATGTGAGAAGCGTAACAACAAGCGTCCTATGTTGTCTGACTTATCGAGTTCTGGATCGATTGAACAGGATGCATCCACGGTTATTTTCTTGTATCGGGATGAGGTCTATAACTTAAATACGCAGGACAAGGGTATCTGTGAAGTTATTACTGCTAAACAGAGACAGGGTGAGACAGGAACGACTGCGTTGACGTATATCGGGAACCAGACGAGGTTTGAAGATTTAGTGTTTCAGTGGAAGCCAGCGCAGATTAAAGAGCCGAAAGATCGGGGGTTCGATTGAATAGGTTTGATGAGATAAGAGAAGCGCATAGGAAGTATCAAGATAGCGGTGATCCTTACTTTATGGATTGGAAGTTTACGCCTATCGAATATGCTGCTTGGCAAGACATTCGAGGATCAGGTTTGCCAATGCTCCCACAAGTTCCTGTGTTGAAATACTTTATAGATTTTGGCGATCCTGTAAAGAAGATAGGAATTGAGTGTGATGGCAAAGCATGGCATGACCCTGTTAAGGACAAAAAGAGGGATAAGCAATTATCAGAGGTTGGATGGAAGATATTCAGAATACCGGGACATGTATGCAAAAGGATTCTTACTGATCCGTGGGAACTAGATAAAGATGACCCGCATTTTGATAAAAAAGTACACGCATGGTTTACGAATACTTCTACAGGAGTCGTTTATTCAATCAGGCAAGCGTATTACAAAGATGAGTTAAGTAAATGGGCTGAAAATCATTATGACTCGTTTCATATGGCATTGGATTTATATAGGTCTGTATGAATGATGAAGAACACAGGCATCAATGCGAAGTGAGATATGTACTGCAATTAAGAGTACAGGATAGAAACAAGGCAATGGAATATTTAAGTTTAGTAAGAGAAAAAAGAAAAGAAAAAGCAAAGCAGTTAGAAGATGACTGTAGAAAACAATGGGAACTAGGTTCAAAAGGCGATAAAGGAGAATGGCGTGAATAGAGAAGAACTAACAAGAATAATGGAACGAGCAATGGAGCCAGAGAAAAAGAATGAATCTATCCCTCTATGGTTTGATCTATTAATGATCTGCATAGGGATTATTGGCGCTGTTCTTTTGGAGTGGACGCGATGAATAGAGAAGAAATTATCCGCATGGCGCGGGAGGCTGGCGATTACTTGGTGGATAAGCGCGGTAGGGAGGATTTTATTTTTGACTGTTACGGTATTGAGAGCTTCGCCAACCTAGTCGCAGCAGCCGAGCGTGAGGTTATAGCAAAAATGATTGAGGACGTGCCTCCATTAGTTAGATTTGCTCAAAACGATAAAGGCGGGTGCTTGATGTGCGGCTTTACTCCAAAACTAGCTGCTGAAACTATCCGCGCAAGGGGTCAGTAATGGTCTTTAAGAAGGTAGATTCTAACCAGACTAGAGTTGTCAAAGCACTAAGAGACTTAGGGGCTACTGTTCAGCATCTTCACGCAGTAGGTAAGGGATGCCCTGATTTATTGGTAGGTTACAAAGGAAACAACTATTTACTAGAGGTAAAGGATGGGGAGAAGCCTGAAAGCCAGAGGAAACTAACTCCGGATCAGGTGATATGGCATTACGATTGGAAGGGTCATGTTGCTATTGTTACAAGCCCAAAGGATGCTATAGATAAAATCTTAAATTTAAGCAATAATTGATAGAAATTATTTCATTGAGATAATTGCGCTAATAAATTATTGTGTAGGAACTAGGAGATAAATATGACTACCGAAAAATACATTCGAACAGATGCACAATGGTTGAAGATAACCCGTGATAGCAAAGCTAAAACATTTACTTTTGCTCGCGGATATAAAAATAGCTTTGAAGCTCATGATATTGAAGTTATCAGTTTTAAATGGATTTCTAATTGGAAAGAAGCATTTGAAAGAGCAGAAATTAAATTAGCTACATATTCTTAATGTGATTGCAATATGAAAACAATTGATCCTAATGAAGCTGTAGACTTTTTAATTAAGAATGCTGCGGCTTATGCTAAAGCTAAGTCTCAGGTTACCTATCTTGAGGAGTTTCGTAAAAGCAAGAAGGCAATATTATTTGGTTCAGCTATTGGGAATACGGTTACAGACAGGGAAAACAAGGCGTACTCTCATCCTGAGTATTTAGCGCTTCTGGATGGGCTTAGGGAGGCTGTAGAGGAGGCTGAGAGGCTTAAATGGATGCTAGTGGCTGCACAGGCTAGGATTGATGTATGGCGCTCTCAAGAGGCTAGTAATCGGAATATAGACAGGAATACACAATGATAGATTTAGAGATTCGTGAGCAAGAAGTTAGACGACAACTTGCTGATTTACAAGTTCAAAGGGATTCTATTGCTTTTCAAGTAGATGCTGCAATAATGAAAGCCAAGAATTCTAAAGAATGGGCTGATGGCGATTGGTTAAGTAGAGCGCGTCATGCAATGCGAATAACTGGTAGGGAAATGGCTGAGCTGCAAAAAGAGTTAGGAAAAATAAAAGAAGAAAAGAAAAAAATAAATATTCAGCAAAGTGAAAAAAGAACAAATCAATTTGAAAGACAATTTTTCTATAATGCAAAAAAAATATTACCAGCAGTTTTATATGAAGAAGTGCTAAATAAAACATTAATTGATGTTGGTTAATAAGGGGAATATCATGGAATATAAAGAGATTGATGACTCAAACCTAGCTCAGTGCTGTGATTGCGGTTATGTAATGGATTGGAGTGAGGTTCCTAAAGTAAGGGTAAGTTGGATATTTGATGATCCTGTAGATTATTGTCCTGAGTGTGATTCTTGCGATTGTGTGGCCGATTACGATCCTGAAAGGGCTAAGAGAATTGAGGCGAAGAAATGACTTACCGCGAACTATTAGAGCTGGCTGCGAAAGCGGCTGGATATAACATGGCAAAGGTGTTAGACGGCTACCCAATGTACATGGAAGGTTATGGTATTTGGAACCCACTCACCGATGACGGCGATGCGCTGCGGCTGGCGGTGAAGTTGGGGATTGATATTGAATTCTTTCTTGGCGACCCATCAACAGTTGATGCAAAACGATCTTTAGGCGCTTTCATTCCTAGAACAGAGTTTATGAAGGACGACCCCTATGCCGCCACGCGCAGGGCAATCGTCAGGGCTGCGGCTGAGATAGGAAAGAATGCGTAAAAAAGACAAAGAATATCTAAGCAAAGTAGCTGACATAGGGTGCATCTTATGTTACAAACTTGGATATTCTGGCACTCCTGCTGAGATTCATCATATCAGGGGAATGGGGCTAGGAATGGGGGTAAGAAACTCTCACGATAACGTGATTCCGTTGTGTCCTGAGCATCATCGAGGTAGTTCTGGTTATCATGGTATGGGTCGTAAAGCCTTTGAAAAACGGTATGAAGTTACGGAATTAGAACTTCAACAGCAATTAGAGGAGTTGCTAAATGAAAAAGACTAAATCTGAAAAGAAGATGAGCAAGGTTTACAACGAGTTCAAGGCTGGAACTCTGCACTCAGGTAAGGGTGGCCCTGTTGTTAAGTCTAAGAAACAAGCAGTTGCAATCATGCTTTCCGAAGGGCGCAAAGCCGCTAAGGGTAAAAAATGAAAAAGCCTATCTGGGACAAGGCTAGACCTAAAGACGCAGGTAAGCCGCAGAAGTTGACTCCAGCGCAGAAATCATCAGCTAAGAAGATGGCAAAGGCGGCAGGCAGACCTTATCCGAATTTAGTGGACAATATG